CGCGAGGGGCAACGCCGCCGCATCTGGCTGGATGGGCAACGCCGCCGCATCTGGCGAGAGGGGCAACGCCGCCGCATCTGGCTGGATGGGCAACGCCGCCGCATCTGGCGAGAGGGGCAACGCCGCCGCATCTGGCTGGATGGGCAACGCCGCCGCATCTGGCGAGAGTGGCAACGCCGCCGCATCTGGCGCGAGGGGCAACGCCGCCGCATCTGGCGAGAGTGGCAACGCCGCCGCATCTGGCGCGAGGGGCACGGCGACCGTAACCGGCAAGTACGGATCTGCGAAAGCGCTCGGCGACGGATGTTTGGCCGTCGCGTGGGGGCCCGAAAGCAAGGCTATGGGCAAACTCGGGGCTTGGCTTGTTCTTTCCGAATACAAGGGCGGCACCATCGTAGACGCACGGATGGTCCGCGTTGACGGGAAAACCATCAATCCGGGTATTTGGTACATGTTGCGCAACGGGGGCATCGTGGAGGTGGAAGAATGACGATTGCATGGATTTTCTGCTACATCGGCGTGGGCACAGCAGTAACCTGGTTCATGCGGATGGTGGACTGGATTGACCGGGAGGATGATCGATGAGAAAACGCCTATCACCCGCCGATATCGCCACCGCCCTGCGGGCTTGCGTAGAGCCTGGCAAACCGTGCCCCAGAACGTGCCCTTACACCGACGAGCACAAAGACGGGTCCTGCGTCCGGCAACTCTGCCAGGATGCCGCAGACGCCATCGACAATCAGCGGACGCACATCAAGGCCCTGATTAAGGCCAACGACGCACACCGGGAGATGATGGCGCAGACCCCGAAGCCCCCGGCCAAGCGGGGTGAAATGGTGGAAGCCCTGGACGACATCGAAACCGGCATGACCCGGCTGGCCATGTCCCGGGATATCTGGCAAAACGACCTGGTGTATACCCTGTGCCAGGGTGTGCGGCTCCTGCTGGAGGACCGCATCAAGAATCGGGGTGCGCAATGAGGGTATATCAGTACTGCACCCGGGACAGATTCCGCCTGCCAATCCATCAGGCAGACAGCTTGGAAGAGCTGGCAGACCTGGTTGGCATTAAGCACGCAAGCGCAAAGCACGGATTCTACCGGTCATACACCGGCAAAACCAAGAACAGCGTGTACGATTACGTTGATATCCCGGACGATGACGAGGAGGACGAATGATGTACATCTGCGACAACTGCCACGCGGCGTTTGATACCCCGCGCGTGGAGCATGAGGAATCTGCGGAATACGGCCCCAGCACGGCATTCTACTGCCCCCGCTGCGGCTTTGAGATGGGCAATCCCAGCGAGTACCTGGCCGATGAGTGCCCGGTATGCCACAGTCTCAAAAATCGTGATGACCGGGTGTGCCACAAGTGCGGCCAGCGCGTTCGTGGCCTGCTGAGACTGTTCCTGCACGATTTTTCGCGGGATGAGCGCGAGTACCTGGCCGACCTGATCGAGGGGTGCAACCTCGACCGCATGATCGTCGGGGCGGAAGTCCCCACGGAGTAACCCATGCACGAAAACGGAGTGGCCCGCTATATCAGGGCGACAGTAGATATTTATTTCCCAGAGGGCGAAATGTCCTGCAAGCTCTGCCCTCTGCTGGAAACATACTCCCGCAACCAGTGCCGCCGGACGGGCGAGTATCTGCTGGACACGCGCGGGACCGGGGCATATTGCCCCCTGAAAATTCTGGAAGAGGAGGATGAGTATTGAACATCTATGAGAAAATCGCGGCCATCATGCAGGACGTGCAATATCTTGCAAAAGACGACCATGTAGCGTTCGGCTCCACCAGTTATAAGGCCCTGAGCGAGGAGAAGGTCACTTCCATCATGCGGGCCGAGATGCTGAAGCACAAACTGGTTGTTTTTCCGATTTCGCAGGTTGCGAACCGCACAGGCAACATCACTCATGTGGACGTGGTGTACCGCATGGTGAACGTGGAGAACCCCGAGGAATCCATCGAAATCGCATCCTGCGGCGACGGCGCAGACACCCAGGACAAGGGGAGCGGCAAGGCCATGACCTACGCCTTTAAGTATATGTGGCTGAGGACCTTCGCCCTGCCCACCGGCGAGGACCCGGACAAGGTATCATCTGCCGAGCTGGACGAGAAGGAGCGGAACCCTGTGTGTGGGCGATGCGGCGCGATGATTGCGCCGGTGAAGAAGCGCAGTGGCGAAACCTGGCAACCCAAGGACATGGCCAAATATGCACAATCCCGCTACGGTATGCCGCTCTGCGGCGACTGCATGAGGGCGGCGAAAAAGGAACACGAAAATGGTACAGGTTGATGTTTCCGCCGTCCGCTGGCAACAGGACAGCGATGGGGCGTGGCTGTGCCTACGGGTGCAGTCCCCACAGGTGGCCATGAACGCCTGCGACGAGTTCCAAGCCGACAAAGAACACGTTGCCAAGATCAGGCGCAAGGGCCGGAGCCTCGATGCAAACGCCTACTGCTGGGTGCTCCTGGACAAGCTGGCCGCGCACTACAACCTCCCCCGGGAAGCGATATACCGGGAGGAAATCAAAACCATCGGCGGTGTGAGCGACGTGCTGTGCATGGTGGAGCGGGCCGCAGATGATTTCATCCGCCGCTGGACGGCGCAGGGCATCGGGTGGATGGCCGAGCGAGGACCCAGCAAAATCCCCGGGTGCGCGAATGTGACGGTATGGTACGGCTCCAGATCGTACGATACAGAGCAGATGAGCCGGTTGATCGACCAGATCGTATCGGACTGCGAGTCCGCCGGAATTGAGCATCTGCCGCCCCAGAAGCTGGCGGCGATGAAGCGGGAATGGGGGCGAGACGATGGGCAGTAAAGCGAAAGACATGGCGGGCCAGCGGTTTGGGATGCTCGTCGCAGTGCGCCGCAATGGCACCAGCCCGAATGGCTGCGCCAAATGGGAGTGCCGGTGTGATTGCGGCAAGACCATCCACGTAGACTCAACCCGGCTACGCAAGGGCCGTGCGCGGCACTGCGGATGCCAGTACGCACCGCAACCTACGCCGCCCATCACATGGCACGGCGAGACGCGGACCATCAGCGAGTGGGCGGCCATCACGCAAACCCCCGCAAAACTTATCCGCAGCCGGTTGGTGGCCGGGTGGCCCGCAGACGAGATATTCGGCGATGGCCGGAAAACGCAACCCTGTTGGGGCTGTAAACGCGCCTGCGGTGGGTGTTCCTGGAGCCAGGGTTTTACTCCTATCCCCGGATGGGTTGCCACGGAGACGCTTGTGGACCCCAGCAAATGGGGGGGGGCATACAAATCCTATCAGATCGAAAAGTGCCCGGAGTTTGAGCCGGACGAACCGAGGTGAACATGGAACACAGATGTTTCATCTGCGGCAGAAACGGGGCGGATGACCCGCTGGAACGCCATCATATCTTCGGCGGGGCGTACCGCTCCAAGAGCGAGAAATACGGCGCTGTGGTGTGGCTTTGCGGTGACAGGTGCCACAGGAACGGGAAGTCCGCCGTACACCGGAACGGCGACCAGATGCGCCGATTGCGCCGATACGGACAGCTGACGATCATGAAGAACGAGGGCTGGTCAGAATCCGATTTCAGGCGCGAGTTTGGAAAGTCATATCTATAGGAGGTAACGATGGAAAAGAAGTTACTGTACACGAGAAGCGAGACGGCCAAGATGTTGAGCGTGAGCGTTGATACGCTGGACGCCCTGCGGCGCGACTGTGTTATCCAGGGGTATCATGTGGCCCGAGGAAATCCTCGTATCTATTTTAAGGCCAAGGATCTGGAGAAGTACATGGAGCGTCTGGAGGTGGCAAAATGCTGAACAAGGTCATCATCATGGGCCGGTTGACCCGGGACCCTGAACTGCGCCGCACCCAGGGCGGCACCGCCGTCACCAGCTTCAACCTGGCCGTGGACCGGGACTTCAAGTCCCAGAGCGGCGAGAAGGAGACCGATTTCATCGACGTGGTGGCCTGGCGCAATACAGGTGAGTTTGCCGCCAAGTACCTCGCCAAGGGCCGCATGGCCGCCGTGGAGGGCCGCATTCAGGTCCGCGACTGGCAGGACAAGGACGGCAATCGCCGCAAGTCCGTGGAGGTTGTGGCCGATAACGTGTATTTCGGAGATTCCAAGCGGGACAGCAAACCCCAAGAGTCTCGCACAGTCGACGAGCCGGAGTTTGACGAAATCGAAGATGATGGCGACCTGCCGATCTGACGGAGGCCCACCATGCCGAATAGAATCATAAAAGAAAGCTTATGCGACTCAGAAAAAATCGCAGCTCTTTCGGATTTTGAATTTCGGCTCTGGATTGGATTGATTACGCAAGCAGATGATGCGGGGCGCGGAGATGCCCGCCCCGCTATCATAAAAGGACGTGTTTTCCCGTTCCGGGAGAGGTTATCCATCAAAGATATCGATGCTGCGCTCCAAGAATTGGCGGCAAAAGGCTGCGTGTCCCTCTACACAGTGGACGGGAGGCCCTACTTTTTGTTCCCCGGGTGGGTCAAGCATCAGCGTATCAGAGATTGCAAGCCGAAGTTCCCCGAACCTTCCGAAAACACAGCTTTGCAACAATCTGCGGCGAGTTGCGGCAATCCGCCGCAAGTTGCGGCAATCTGCGGCGAACTGCCGCAATCTGCGGCCTTAATCCAATCCGAATCCGAATCCAATCCGAATCCAAGAGAGAAAAACGCGCACGCCGCGCGTTTCTCCCCACCAACCGTTGATGCTGTGGCGGAGTATGCCCGTGAGAAGGGCTATCACGTCAACGCAGATCGCTTTGTGGCCTTCTACCAGCAGAAGGGCTGGATGGTCGGCAAAAACCACATGAAGGACTGGAAAGCTGCCGTCCGCACATGGCATTACCGGGACAACCCAAAGCCGCCAGCGGAGCAGAAGTCCCCAAAATGGACGTACAACTCCGACACCGGCGGATGGACTCGGGAGGAATGACGCATGCTGGACTCTCTCTACCTGGAGCAAAACGTCATTGGCGCACTGCTCATCCAGCCGGAATGCTACGAAGCCGCCGCAGATCTGTCCCCGGATGACTTCCTGGTGCCGGAATACGCAGAGCTGTTCCGGGCCATCCAGCGGCGGAATGAAGCTGGGGACCCTGCGGATGCCCCGTCTGTGCTGATGGATGCATCCAGCCGCAACGACAACGTGACCAGCAAGATCATGACGGACTGCATGGAAGTTGTCGTGACCACCGCTAACATCGACGTGTGGGTGGCCGGAATGAGGGACGCATCCATGGGCCGCAAGCTCAGAGATTTGGGAGAAGAACTCCGAACATCGGAGCTATCCCCACAGGATGCCCTCAGAACGGCACAGGAAGCCGTCACAGCGATTCAAGACGGCGCTGGGGTGTCGGGGGGCCTGGAAGTTTCGGAAGCCGTGAAGGGCCTCAAGAACCGCGTTGACAAGGGATTTGCTGGCGGGCCTCCACCATACGTCAAGACCGGCTTGCAGGAATTTGACCGATTGCTGGGTGGCGGGCTTATCAACGGCGGGTTTCACGTCGTCGCCGCACGGCCCGGGAAAGGCAAATCCGCCCTGGCCCTGCAAATCGCGCTCAATGCGGCAAAACGCGGCGTGAAGGTGCTGTATATATCCCTGGAGATGTCGCCGGACGACTGCACCAGCAGGCTGACGTCCAACATAGCGGGGATATCCTCCAGGCTGCTGATGTTCGGCGGCACCCTGACGGAAGCGGAATACGCCAAGTACGCAGAAGCGTCCGCCAAGCTGTCTGACATGCCCATCGTGTTCAATCGGCGGTCAAGCATGGACATGCGGTCCGTCACAGCGCTGGCCTACAAAGAGCGCCCGGGGCTGATCGTGCTGGACCACATCGGCTTGCTGGAGCAGGAAAACAAGAAAGCCACGCTCTACGAGAGCACCACGAAGAACAGCCGGTCGGCAAAACTGCTGGCCATGCGGATGGATATCCCCCTGCTGTGCCTGTGCCAGTTGAACAGAGCCGGTGCATCAGAACGTGGCGGAGAGTTCCGGGCTACCATGGCAAATCTCCGGGAATCCGGCGCGATCGAGCAGGACGCGGACACCGTGACGCTGCTGCACCGCCCGTGCGAGAAGGAGGACCGGGGCGAATGGGACCCGGACATGCTGGAGCTATACCTGGACAAAAATCGACGCGGCCCCACCGGGATGGTGAGGATGGCCTATTTCCCCAACACGGGCCGAATAGTGAAGTGAGGGTTACATGAAAAAGATCGTTATTCCTCTGCCCCCTGTGACAAAGAAAAATCACCAGCGCATTGTGCGAGGGCGGTATGGTGCGCCGATGGTCATTCCATCCGCACAATATGAAGCATACCAGCAGGCCGCCGCATGGCATTGCAAGGGCGGCGAGACCATCGCAGATCCGGTGGAGGTTAAGTGCCTGTTTTATATGCCAACCCGGCGCAAGGTGGACTTAACCAACCTGTTGGAGGCCATCGACGATATCCTGGTGTATGCCGGGACCCTGGCGGATGACAACAGCAGCATCATCGTGTCGCACGACGGGAGCCGGGTTCTGTACGACAAGGAAAACCCCCGGACGGAGGTGTATATCAGCCGGTATGAATGACTTTGACTACGATTGCATGCAGAAAAAGCGCACTGCGCGAGGTGCGTTTGCGCATATCAGCCGAAAGCGCGGCGGGTGTACGCTGCCCAGCGACAACCTGACCGCGAAGCAAAGAAGGGAGAAAAATGGAGAAGTGAAAAGCTACAACATCACCCGGCCCATGCCGTGGCCGGAGTTCAAGGCACTGCCGGAGGACCTGAAACGCGAGTTCTTTCGTAACATGCAGAGCTTTGGCGGTACCGCAAAATGGCTGGCGGATGAAATGGGCACGTCAGACATGACCGTAAGAGCCGCCGCAAAAGCAGCCGGGACACCGTTTGCGCGCGGAAATGGGAATCTGGTACTGTGGAACCGGAAGGTTGCAGAGTGGGCGAACGCCGAACAGCAGACTGCCGCAGAGAAGCCCGCTGAAGAACCTACGGCTCAGGAATCCGGGAAGAGATTGATTCTGGAGCATGCCCGCATGGAGTTTAACTATACCAGTTTTACGGACCTGGAGATGTTCCTGCGGGTGGCGGTACCGGAGAGCGGGAAAGTGACGGTGGAGTGGTGAGATACGAGGACTTTCTCGCCAGCAAGCGGCACATCCCGCCGCCGTGCGGGTTTGAGGTAGACAAAGCCACCATGAACGCCCACATGTTTGAGTGGCAGAAGGATATTGCCCGGTGGGCACTGTGGAAAGGCCGGGCAGCACTGTTTGAGGAGTGCGGGAACGGAAAGACCATCCAGCAGCTGGAGTTTGCCGACCAAGTGGCCAGACGCGAGCGGAAACCGGTGATCATTGTCGCGCCCCTGACGGTAGGAGCGCAAACGATGCGCGAAGCGCGAAAATTCGGATACACGGCCACAATCTGCCGGACGCAGGATGATGTAAAACCGGGGATCAATATCACGAACTATGAGATGCTTCAGCATTTCGACGGCGGGAGTTTTGCGGGGGTGGTGCTGGACGAGTCCAGCATCCTGAAGAACTACACCGGAAAGATGCGGAACCAGATCATTGAGATGTTCAAAAACACCCCGTATCGGCTTTCCTGTACGGCCACACCGTCGCCCAACGACTACATGGAGCTCGGAAACCAAGTGGAATTTCTGGGTATTATGAGTCGTACGGAGATGCTGGCAACATACTTCATCCATGATGGGAGCGATACTAGCAAATGGCGGCTCAAGGGGCATGCGGAGACGCGGTTCTGGGAGTGGGTTGCCACTTGGGCTGTGGTGTTGACGTGCCCGGGCGACCTGGGATATCCCAACGACGGCTATGTACTCCCGCCGCTGAACGTGACAGAACACATCGTGGACGTGAAACCCGATGGAACGTATAACTTGTTTGGCGGCGAGGTTGCGAAAACTCTTACAGAACGACGGGACGCGCGGAGGACCAGCCTGCGGGAACGGTGCGAGAAAGCGGCGGAGATTGTTGCGCAAGCCCCAAAGGAACAGTGGATCTGCTGGTGCGACCTTAATGCCGAGAGCGAACTGCTGGCCGAGATTATCCCAAGCAGCGAGGAGGTGCGCGGAAGCGACAAACCGGACGAGAAGGAATCCGCACTCTTGCGATTTGCCAGCGGCGATCTCCGCGTCCTGGTCACAAAGCCGTCTATAGCTGGGTTTGGGATGAACTGGCAGCAATGCCACAACATGATCTTTGTGGGGCTGTCTGACAGTTATGAGCAGATGTATCAGGCCATCCGTAGGTGCTACCGATTCGGGCAAAGTCTGCCCGTAAATGTGCATATTGTTACCTCTGCGGCGGAGGGGGCCGTGAAAGCCAATGTGGACCGCAAAGAGCGACAAGCCGCAGAAATGAAGCGGAACATGGTGCGGTACACGAAAGAAATCTTGAGAAAGGATATCCGGGGGCAGGAACGGATTGTTATTCCGTATAACCCGCAGGTTGCGATGATCGTCCCGGAGTGGGTAATAGGCGCATGAACGTATTGGACCAATCTATTGGACGCAGATATGCAGTGTATAACGGGGATAGCTGCGAGGTTCTGAAAGGAATACCGGACAACAGCATCCACTATTCGGTCACATCCATCCCGTTTGCCAGTCTGTACACATACTCCAACAGCGACCGGGATATGGGCAACTGCCGGAGCTATGATGAGTTTGCCGAGCAGTACATGTACTTGGGCCGCGAATGGTATCGCGTAATGATGCCCGGGCGGAATGTGAGCATCCACTGCATGAATCTTCCCACCAGCAAGGAACGGGATGGGTATATCGGAATCCGGGACTTTCGTGGCGACGTGATCCGCTGGATGCAGTCTTTGGGATTTATCTACCATAGCGAGGTTTGCATCTGGAAGAATCCCGTGACCGCCATGCAAAGAACCAAGGCTCTGGGGCTGCTGCATAAGCAGATCAAGAAAGACTCCTGTATGAGCCGGATGGGCATCCCGGATTACGTTGTGACGTTCCGCAAGCCCGGGGACAATCCGGAGAGAGTTGCCCATACGGACAGCACCTATCCCGTGTCCAAGTGGCAGCAGGTAGCATCTCCTATTTGGGAGGAATACGCGTCCCCCACATGGTGGGACATCAACCAGAGCGATACACTCAACCGCAAAGCGGCAAAGGAGGAAAAAGACGAGCGACATATCTGCCCCTTGCAACTGCCCGTAATCGAGCGATGTGTAGAACTGTGGAGCAACCCCGGCGACATTGTGCTGGATCCATTCGACGGTATTGGCTCTACCGGATACCAGTCCATTTTGATGGGACGCAGACATATCGGCGTGGAGCTTAAATCCAGCTATTTCCGGCTGGCGGCGGAGAACTGCGCGCAGGCGGAAAGAATCCGTGAGACCGGCATCCAGGAGATGGATGGAATTTCGCTTTTCGACCTGATGGAGGAAACAAAATGATCTACGCACAAGAATCCCTCGTTGACGAGATCGTCGGAGTATGGAGGTGGTGAATGATGCAACACCTCGGTGATATTACAAAGCTCGACGGAGCTACCATCGAACCGGTGTGGTGCGTGACGGGCGGAAGCCCGTGTCAGGACCTGAGCATCGCGGGAAAGCGTGCCGGTCTCGCAGGTGCGCGAAGCGGTCTGTTTATGGAGCAGATCAGAGTGATAAAGGAGATGCGGGAGCATGACAAACGACTTGGCAGGGCAGGAGAGCTTATTCGCCCGAGATACATGGTGTGGGAAAACGTCCCCGGAGCATTTAGCAGCAACAAAGGACGAGACTTCGCAGCCGTGCTCGAAGAAATCATCAAAATCGTCGAGCCGGAAGCCCCCGGTATTGAAGTGCCTGAAAAGGGCTGGCCTACCTGGGGGGGATACCGCGATGAAGTGGACGGACGATGGAGCGTGGCTTGGCGAGTCCACGACGCGCAATACTGGGGAGTGCCCCAACGCCGTCGTCGTATCTCGGTTGTCGCAGATTTTGGAGGAGACACCGCACACGAAATACTGTTTGACCGCAAAAGCGTGTCAGGGGATATTGCGGAGAGCGGAGCGGCGGGGGAAGGATTTGCCGAAGCGGCTGAAAGAGGTTTTAATCCGGCAGTCGGGGACTGCATGACGGCTTGGGATTGCCAAAGCAAGCGCATTTTTGACACAAACGGAAAATCTCCCACACTGCAAGGCGGTGTTGGCGGTGATGTGAACAATCCTGCCATATTTGCGGTTATCCCCATCAACGACAAAGCTACAAGATGGCAGGGCGCACAGGCGGGCGGCATTGGGTACGGCGAGGAAGTGTCGCCCACGCTGGCGGCGGTATCCAGCGGGACGAACCAAACCCCGGCAGTGGCGCTGGACATGACACACGCCTGTGACGTCATCCGCGAATGCGGAGAGCTGGCCCCATCGTTGCAAGCCCGTATGGGAACAGGTGGCAATCAAGTGCCGCTGGTGGCATACGGTATCGGCAACGGCCAAGCCAACGAAGCCAGTATTGTGGCGGAGGAAGTCAGCCAAACGTTGAACACCATGCACGATGCTCAAGCAATTTTATACCAGCCCAAAAGTGCGATGGAAGAAAACCGGGCAGAAAGCGAGACGAAGAACGCATTACGCGCAGGAGAAAGCAAAGTGAGCCACGCAGTCGTTTGTGAGGACGTGAGCCATGCGCTGCGGGCAAAGGCTGGTTGTGCATACCGGGAGGACGCGGAGACATACCCGGTGCAGAACATGGTGGCGCGCAGATTGACGCCGCTGGAATGCGAACGGTTGCAGGGATTTCCGGACGGCTGGACAGACATCGGCGACTACACCGACAGCACCGGCAAGAAGCGCAAGACCTCCGACAGCGCACGGTACAAGGCACTCGGTAACAGCATCGCACTGCCGTTCTGGCGCTGGATGTTTGGCCGTATGGCGGCCTATCTGCCGGAGGGCGCAACGCTCGGAAGTCTGTTCGACGGCATCGGCGGCTTCCCACTGTGCTGGGAGAATATACACGGTGCCGGGACGGCAATCTGGGCAAGCGAGATTGAGGAGTTTCCGATTGCCGTGACCAAATTAAGGTTTGGAGGAGCGATTACATGAGCATCAACGAGACGTGTGGAGGTGTGAAAGAAGGCCCCGTGAAACCATCTCGTAAAGAGATTGCCGAAACCCTGCGCGAATATGCAGAATGGGCCGATGCAAATATCTACGAGGTACCTATTATGCTGCCGGATGATTTGAGAACGGCGGCTGATATGCTGGAGAAAGGAGAATGATATGGACGCGCTGGAGTTTTTGAGCGAAGCCAAGCGGATGTGTGACCAGCATACGGAACCCTGCGATACATGCGCCGCAAACGAATTTTGTGGCTTCACGCCGGAGTTCCCGAGCGAATTCGGGAAAACGACTCAAATGCAGAAGATGGTGGAACTTGTTGAGACGTGGAGCAAGGAACATCCCCGCAAGACACGGCAGAGCGAGTTTTTGAAGCAGTATCCGGAGGGTCAGATAGATGATAACGGCGTGTTGAGTGTATGCCCTGCAGTAATTTCCCCCTCATACAGAAAGGATGGAGGCGGGTGTATAAACATTCACGGGAAGTGCCCCGATTGCCGCCGCGAGTTCTGGATGCAGGAGGTGGAGTGAATGAACGATATCACACACCAGCCCTGGGCCGAATGGCTGGAAAACTCCCTGAGAACGGTAGTGGACATTGAACCGGTATGCCTGTGTATCGCAGCAACAAAGCCGGATGGGACCGTTTTTACCGGATATTACAACGCCGATGCAACGGATAAGGCCGTGTTTGCGCACAATATCCAGAGCGATGTGACCATGGATATCATCCGGGAAAACATCGGGAAAATCAAGGAGATGCTTGAGGAGAATGACGATGGATAAGCTGAAACCGTGCCCGTTCTGTGGCGGGGACGTTCGCTTCGACAAGGCATACAGCTATTTCCGAGACAGTGTGATCTACTGCGACGGATGCGACATGGTGTTTACTCTGGACGATTGCTCGGCATCTGACGATGATGTCGTCAGAGCGTGGAACAGGAGGGCTGACAATGGGTGAAAGAAACCTTGTTGCGGTCAGTATCAAGCATACGATATACGGTTGGAAGTTCGGTATGCCGTGCTGGCTGTGGGGAAGCAGAACAAAAGACGAAGAGAAGCGGTCGTTTGGCGGTTATACACAATATCCTAACAACGCAGAAGTGTACTCACTCGAAGAGTGGCAGGAAAGCGGTTATGGTGCTGGCGATGTATGCAAGGTGGATGAACCGGTGCAGATGTGTATCGGTTTTTGCAAGAAATACAAAAAATATGACACCGTACTTGTTCCACTCGATCAGTACGTCAAATACTGCGAGTGCGCTTGCTTGCCGCTGGACAAACCAAAGGAGGGCTGACAATGACGCTAACTGAGATGTTTACAATTTGTGATTCGTGCGTATATGCGCCTTGTCTTTGTGGGAATGACCCTGAGAACTGCGTGGCGTATGTGATGAGGACTTCCTGCGGTGCGAAAATGGACGGAGGTGGCAGCGATGCGGCTGATTGACGCTGATGCTTTCGAATTTAATTTCCAGTACGGTCGTGACGATAACGGCATTTTACTTGTACCATTGAGAGACGCAAGAAAGGCGATTAAAGCGGCAAAAACTGTGGACGCTTTGCCCGTGGTGCGGTGCAGGGATTGCAAGCACAGCTACGAGGATTTGGGTGGTCTGTACTGCTCCTACGGCCCGTGCGTGGATTGCCCTGTGTCTCCAGATTTCTGGTGCGCGAATGGCAGACGGAGGGAGGATGCCCATGCCCAAGACTAACCCCCGCAGAATACCCCGAACACAGGCCGACGTAGACAAAGCCTACAGCAACGGCATTGTGGAGGGGCTGAACCGTGGCATAGATCTGATGCTGTACGTTCTGATCGACAAGCACGATGCGCCGATGGACGATGTGCAGCAGCTTGCCGGGGGGCTAAACCATGCCGCTCAATGCGTAGCAGAGGGGTATGTCACCTGGGCAGATATCCGGCAGATGCTCAAGGAATACGGCGTTGAAACTGCGCTGGAATAGGAGGTATGATGAGCAACAAATACTCGCTCCCCTACGATATCCGCATGGAATGCATCGCCTACGTCAGGGGATATCCCCGCCGGGTTCGCGCGTACAATGCGGCCCGGGAAGAAGTGTTGGAGTCTTCGGCTTATGCCATGTCCGGCTTGCCACACAGTCCCGGTAACAGCAGGATAGCCGAACGCAAAGCGGAAAGGCTGGCAACCATAGAGAGCTGGCCGGAGACGAAGAAGATGCGGGCCGTGGAATACGCCATGGACAACGTGGGCCGGGATATCGCCAACGAGAACGTGCGGCGCAAGCTGGTATGGGCAATCATGCGGAACTGCGACAGCCAGAAACAGTACCCCATCGAGAAGATATCCCCAGCCGGGATAAGCCCACGCACATTCCGGCGGCGAAAAGATAAATTCCTGTGGCTGATTGCGCAAAATGCGAAAATTATTGAAAATGTGGCCCCAAACCACGTTTCAGGTGGTGTAAAATAGTATCATCGGAAAGTGGAACCAGTCAGTCCACAACCCGAAATTTCATTTTTCTCCTCTTTCTTTCCTCCATAGGTTAAGGCACAGCCGGTAACTGGTGCTTCCGCGCAAGCGGCCTCGCAAGAGCGTTACCGGCATGCAGACACTCACGGGATATCTCGCGGGTGTCTGTTTTTATGCGGGTGTAGCCAAAAGGTAAGGCACGGGACTTTGACTCCCGTATGTGCTGGTTCGACTCCAGCCGCCCGTTCCAAAAGATAATAGGAGTGCCCAATTGGGCGGGTGAACTTGTGCCATACATAGCGCAGAGGTGGGAGCGCGGCACATAAACAGGAGAAGTTATGAAAATCATTAAGCACGGGAAACAAGATAAATTTGCCCGGGCAGAATGCCCAACGTGCGGGTGCATATTCGAGTTCAATCTGAGAAACGAAGTTCAATACGTGCAAAATGTTGAGCACGACTACATGACCGGGAGAACGATTGTGCGACCGGCAGATGCGTATGTCAGGTGCCCAGAGTGTGGCGAATTTTTTGAAATCACCCCAAATATGTTAAGAAGGGAAGAAGGTGACATAGATGGCAAGTAAAATCACGCAAGCTATGAGAGAGCAGGTCCTTGCCGACTATGACGCATGCAAGCATATAGCGACTGTGGCAAAACAAAACGGGCTGTCCGAGCCGACTATCCGCAAGATCATCGTACAGGAACGCGGAGAGAATGCCATCTCGCACACCAGAGGCGCGGCATCAGCGTCTGTTACGGCCAGGTGTACCGCAACAAATGAAGAGATTTCACAAATTGTAAGGGAATCATTTCAATACTTCAAAAGGTCTTGCGTAAAAACTGATGAGGAATGCGCCGATAAGCTCAACGACTATTTCCAACAGTGCGTAGAGGAAGGACAAATCCCCACAGTGGAGGATATGTGCCTTGCTCTTGGAGCCGTAAACCAAACGGTCTTGGACTGGCAAAAGGGGTCAATGGGCCCCGTGAGGGCTGGCATGATAAAAAAAGCCAAACAAATTTTGGCCGGAATCGATGCAAAACTGGTCTCACAGGGGAAAATTCCGCAGATTACGTACATTTTCCGCGCGAAGAACTTTTTCGGCATGACCGACAAGCAAGAAGTCGTTCTCACGCCCAACAATCCCCTTGGGGCAGAAACGCCGCCCGAAGAACTCCAGAAGAAGTACATCGAGGCGGCGTCCTGCGACTATGAAAACTGATTTTTTTAGCGACTATTCAGCAACTTTCGGAACAGGGGCAACGATTTTCCCGCGTTTATACACGGTTTAGCGACTATCAGCGACTTTCACGCAAAACCGGGCGACTTTCGCAGCGACTTTTGGCGCGAATTCGCCAGATCGAGCACATGCGCACAGCCGCTTGACCAACTCCCCGCCTTTCCCCCGCCACGCCATGAGCCGGACGGCGCGCACTGTCTCGCCCGGGATTAGGCACCCTGCACCGCAGCATCGCGCGGCCTGTCAATACGATTTGCGTTGCCATACCCCCACCGGCCCCGGGATCGCCCACGCCGCCCCGATCAGGGCGGGAAAAAAGGGCGGATACCCACCGCCCCAACACGCTACATCACAACACCGCCGCAAACCCTGCTAAAGCGCCGCGCACAGCGTGTTGCATTGGCGGTGGTATCCCAATACCGCCAAGCGCTAAAATCCCGCAAAACGCCATTAAAACGCCTTTGCGGGTAGGGCATAAAAATAACCGCCCCGGAATAGCTCCGGGGCGGCGCGGTTGTCTGGAAGGTCATCTATATAGATACTGCCGGATGCAGTATTGCGTGCTGCAATGGCAGGGGAGCAGCACATACAGTTGCCCCTTGCGGGTGCCTCCGGCAGTCCGTACCGGCTGCGCGTCGGGGTCTGCCAGTCGGCTAATATATCCGCGCTGGTATTTGGTGTCGGCTGCCTTATATCCGGCCTTGATAGCGTCTACATATGTCATAGTGATATATCCTTTCCGGGGCCTTGCCCCTGTCAGATGGTTGGTGGGTTACTTGGACTTGCGGACCACGTCGGCCAGGACGGCCAGCGGGAACCAGATGATCAGTAACAAGATAGATATCAATCCGGCACCCCCTCAAGCGAGGCAAAACCGGCGCGCCGTGGTCTGTTTGGTGTACTTGGCGTACAGCTCCGGTTGATCGGCCTTAAGGGCCTTGGAGTCCAGCCGGGACGATGTAACGGACTTGTAAGTGATCTTGTAATCCAGGCCCGCCAGGGTATCAACCCCGGCGGCGTCCATGTGCTGCTTGATAGCGTCTTGCAAGCCGTCAATCTCTGCGGCCAACTCCTCCGCCATGCGGCGCAGCTCTCTAAGCTCTTGCACCTTGGAGGCGATCTCGTTAGCACTCATGCCTGCACCTCCTGGGCACCCCGGAGCGCCTTATATACGCGGTTAGCCGCCTGATGCAGTGCGCGGGCCTGAGTGTCTAACCACTCTTCCCGGCTGTTGGGTCTGCGCGCCCCGTTGCGGGTGCGCTTGAGGTCGGACGGGCAGCACAGGCGCTCGGCAATGTCGCTATTGTAGATCAGGGAGCAGCCGCCCCAGCTGTATGTGCTCCAATCGTCCGCGCCGTTTAGCAGGGCCTTGCGGAGCATGCGCGGGGCCATCAGGTCGGCCACGTCGATGTAGCCACCCCTGGCGGCGTCTGCCAACTGCTCTAACAGCTCAAGGGCATACACGGTAACGCCCTTATCCCATGCGCTGCGGTCCCTGCGCTGCTCCAGTGTCTGCATTGCCTTTGCAAGTACTGCGGTGATCTCCTCGGCGGTGCGGTTGGTGGTCTTTTCCTCTTCGCTGATTTCTTCGGCGTGGATGTCGTATAGGTGGGCGCAACCGTTTGTAAAGCTCTTCAAACTCGCCCCGGACATTTCCTCGGTTTTGGTGCTTCCGTCCCACTTGTCAACAGTGGAAACAGTATAACGGGCATTTTCTTTCAGTTCTCCGATTTTGAAATTGTAAGACATTGTAATTCCTCCCGGCACTATGGCCTAATCTCTTGCCAACGGCTGCCGGATGTGGTATACTCTCCGTGCTGGCCTGTTGGCTGGTGTGGGGAGCGTACCCGCATTGCTTGACCGGCGGCGGGTGCGCTCCTCTGCTGTACGGATACCATTATATCAGATTATATGTAATTGTCAATAGCAAAATCATGATTTTACGTAATTTGCGGAGACGATGCCACGCGCGACATGACCGGGGCGGGGGATATAGAGCGCGGGAGCGGGGCCGGGTAAGCCCCAAAATGCCCGAAAAAAATAAAAGAGAAAAACAAAAAGGCGGCTTGACATTTACGTTTACTGTGTGATACAATAACCGTAGAAGCCAATCCAATTTTGGATTGACCCCAAAGGAGGAGAGCCGTATGAAAAACGTGGTTGCATATATCCGCGTGAGCACAGACGGGCAAACTGGAGAAGATAAGTTTGGGCTGGACGTGCAACGTGAACAGATAGAGGAATACTGCCGCAAGAACGACATGAACATCGTGCGTTGGTTTTCCGACGAGGGAGAGAGCGGCGCAAAGTACCGCCCCGGGTTCGACGAGATCGTTTACGGAGACGTGAACAACCCTCCTTACGAAGCTGTCGTGGTTGCGAAATCTGACCGGGTGGCCAGAGACATCAACATATACTTTTACTACCAGGGCGCACTGCTGCGCAAAGGCATTGAGCTAATCAGCATCTGCGAGGACTTCGGGCAATTCGGTGTATTTGCCGGGATGCTCAAGGCGTTCACCCTGACGTGCGCCGAAATGGAGAGAGACAACATCAACAAGCGCACGAGCGCTGGCAGAGCAGTTAAAGCCTCCCGTGGCGGCTATTCTGGCGGTCGAGCACCTATGGGGTATGAAGTTCGAGGTGGTGCGCTCTGCATCAACGAGAAAGAAGCGGCTGTTGTCCGGCGAGTATTTGAGCTTCGGGACGGCGGCGTGACGCTTAATGGAATCGTGGACAGCCTCAACAAGGACGGGTATACCACCCGGAACGGGAAGCCGTTCGTAATCAGCACGGTGCAAAGCATTGTGAACAACCGGAAAACCTACGAGGGATTTTACCGGTACGGAAAAAACAAGGAATGGGTCAAGGGCCAACACGAGCCGATTCTGGCAATGGTCGCGAGATGAAGTAATTCCCCCGGCCACCCGGGAGAAAAAAAATGTGGAGGAAAAGGAAAATGGAGGAGGAGAAAAAGCGAAAAAAACTAAGGGGCTGGCAAATCGTACTCATCGTAATGGGCACGTTGATGGAGTTTCTGGGTCTGCTTGCGTCTATAGAAAACAAGGACCCCGAGATGTTTCTGGCATGGACATTCATGTTGGGCTTCCTGGGCGGAATCGCGTGGACAATTGTAAACGCGGTCAAGCGGCGTAAAGTCGCAAAGCCCTTGATTGTCACCGCAGTTTGTTTCTGTGCGTTTATTGCGGCGGCGCTAATCTTTTCTAGTGGGGAGACGCCACCGGAACAGCCGGACAAGCCCGCCGTCGAGGAGCCAACCAAGGGGGACGAGCCGAAGCAGTCGGGCGAAGAAAAGCCCTGTGAACACAAGTGGGTGCTGGTGGACAGTGTGGCCGCCACGGAGGAATCCGAAGGGTACGAGGAATACAAGTGCGAGTCGTGCGGAGAAAAGGACATTAAGAAGACCCCGAAGCTCGAACATGTAGTTACGTTCGAGGAAGTCTACCGCGCGTATAAGGAAAACGAGCTTGCGGCAGACGAAAAGTATAAGGGCAATCGTTACAAAGTTACAGGGCAGATAGCTGGCCTTTCGAGCAGCGGCTTGCTTAACCTGACGGGAGGCGCGACGCTGACTATGCAGACAAACGTTGGCGGAACGATCGTGATTTATATAGCCGAATTTGAAAAAGACCAAGAAGATGCGCTCAAGCAAATCAAGGTTGGAGACACGATAACGCTCGAGGGAACGTGTGGAAGCTCGGGGTATTGGTACGATTGTGAACTTGTAGGATAACCAAGTAAATAAAAGAGACGAGTTCTTTCGGGAACCCGTCTCTTTTTATGCAAAAATGGAGGCCGCATGGACTACGCAAAACTATCAGAACGCATAAAACAGCATATTGCGCGGAATCCGTCCGACCATGTGCCGTACATGGACCTTCTATCCGTATGCCGACAACTGGAGCCGGATGATTTCACCCTGGCCCATGAGCTGAGCAAGGATTTGCGAAAACTGAGTTCTGCGGCCCTGCACAAGTGCAGCGCAAATGCGGCGGATTCTTTGTTTGACGTGTACAAAAAGGCCATGTGCTTTGACGCACCGCACGATTTCGACACGTTTCTGCTATACATCGAGATGAACCGCAAACCGGAGAAGAAATTTTACGCACCCAGGCGACATTACCTGCGGCCCATTGTGGAGGCGTATCAGGAGGTTTTGGACGGGAAACTTCGGCTGCTGACGCTGTCGATGCCAAAACGCGCCGGGAAATCCCAGCTGGGCATCAATTTCGTCAATTTTCTGTCTGGGCGGGAACCGGACAAGTCGTCCCTAATGGAAGGGACGGGGGACGACCTGGTGAAGAGCTTTTATTCCGGGTGCCTGGAGTATCTGCAAACGCCAAATGAATATTTATTCTATGACGTTTTTCCCAATTCTCCGTTGGTGCAGACCAATGCGGACACAAAGATACTGAATCTGCGGTCAAAATCCCGTTTCCCCACAGTCATGTGTCGATCTATTGACGCAAGACAGGTGGGCTTGTCGGAGGCTACGAACGTCCTATATCTGGATGACTGCGTAGAGGGACGTGAGGAAGCAAAAAACCGCCAGAGACTGGACGATAAGTGGGAGATCATATCCGGCGATATCCTGGGCCGTGCCATTGAAGGCACACCCATTGTCGCCACGGGGACCCGCTATTCCCTGTATGACCCCATCGGCCACCTCCAAGAAGAAGCACAAAAAGGCGGCTGGGCGTGGAAAGCCATTGAAATACCAGCACTTGACCCCGTTACGGACGAGAGCAACTACGAATACGAACGGGACGGGAAAAAGGTGTTTACCACAGCGTATTTCCGCGAACAGAGGGAGCTTTTGAGCGCAGAACAGTTTGAGAGTGAATTCCAGCAGCAGCCCTTTGAAGCAAAGGGGCTGCTTTTTAACAAGGATGAGCTGAATTATTTCTTTGAACTCCCCACAGGCCGTGATCCGGACGCCGTTATTGCCGTGTGCGACACCGCAGAAAGCGGAAGCGACAGCACCGCCCTTCCCGTTGCGGCGCTGTACGGAGATGAAGTGTATATCGTGGACGTGGTGTTTGATGATTCTCCGCCGGAAGTCACAAAGCCGGAATGCGCCAGGTGCCTGATCGACAATCGCGTTGCGGACGCGATGTTTGAAAGCAACAACGCGGGCATGTATTACGCCAGAGACGTTGCGGAAATCGTCCGGCAGCGTGGATATAGCGTTGGAATACGTACAAAAAGGACCATTTCCAACAAACAGACGCGAATTGAATTTGCGTCCGACAACATCAAGAAACACTTCTGGTTCAAGCATCCGTCCACCTATAAACGGGGCAGCCAGTACTTCAATTTCATGAAGGAAGTCACCACTTATACCCGGAGCGGCAAGGTGCCGCACGATGACGCACCGGATGCTTTATCACTGCTGGAGAACGAAATCCGGATGCGAGTGGGCGGAAAAGTGGAAGTGTTCAAGCGGCCATTTTAAGGGGGTGTGCCAATGAATCTTTTTGGTCGGAAGGTTATCTACACGGACGTTGAGCACGTCACCCGGGGAAATGTGGTGGATATTTTGCAAAAGGCTTTGCCCATCCACCAGATGAACCGGGCGGACATTGAGTATCTTTACAGGTATTACAAGGGAGACCAGCCCATTTTGGGAAGGGTAAAGGACGTCAGGCCGGAAATCAACAACAAGATCGTTGTGAACCGGGCGAACGAGATTGTTTCGTTCAAGGTCGGGTATCTTCTGGGTGAGCCTGTGCAGTACGTCAGCAGGGGGAACGATGAATCCGTCGCTGATGGCGTGTCCAAGCTCAACGATTATGCGCTTTCGGAAGACAAGGCCGCCAAGGACAAGGAGCTGGCGGACTGGTTCCATATTTGCGGCACGTCTTACCGCATGATTCTGCCGGACAGAATGGCGGACGTGGAAGAAGATGAATCGCCGTTTGAGATTTTTACACTGGACCCGCGCAACACCTTTGTGGTGTACTCCAGCGGGCTGGGACACCGTCCCATTCTGGGCGTGACGTATGTGCAGAAAGAAGACAACACCGTTGTTTTCTGCTGCTATTCCGAGGATACGTATTTCGAGGTAACGGAAACCTGGGATGTGAAAGCGGAGCCACAGATATTGGGCATCCCAATTATCGAATACCCCTCCAATGAAGCCCGGTTGGGTGCTTTTGAGATTGTGCTCCCCCTTCTGGACGCTATCAACAACGTTCAATCCAACCGCATGGACGGCGTAGAACAGTTTGTCCAGGCGCTGATGCTGTTTCACAACGTGGACATTTCGTCCGAAGATTACAAGAATCTGAGGGCAGAAGGCGCTATTAAGTTCAAGGACATTGACGCGACGCTCAAGGCTGACGTTGGGTACCTGACGGCGGAACTGAACCAGACGCAGACCCAGACCCTGACGGATGACATGTACGACACCGTTCTGACGATTTGCGGAATGCCGAACCGGAATGGAGGATCCTCAACCAGTGACACCGGGTCTGCGGTCATTATGCGCGACGGATGGTCGTCGGCAGAGGCGCGGGCAAAGGATTCCGAACAGATGTTCAAACGGTCCGAAAAGCAGTTTCTGAAAATCGCCATCAAAATCTGCAATAATCTGCGGGCACTTTCGCTGAAAATGTCCGCCCTGGAAATTCGGTTTACGCGCCGAAACTACGAAAATATCAGCGAAAAGGCCAGTGTTTTGGTAGCCATGCTGAACAACGGGAAAATTGCCCCCCAACTGGCATTTACACACTGCGGCATGTTCTCCGATCCTCAGCTTGCGTACAAAATTAGCGCGGAATATGCCGAAAAGCAAGAAGAAAAGCAAGAAGAAAAGCAAGAAGAAAAGCAAGAAGAAAAGCAAGAAGAAAAGGAACAATCGACAGGGAAGTCGTTAAAACGCAACGGGGAGACAACCTCGAAAAAAACAGAAAACGGTGCGGAGGGAACCGCCGAAAAAACGCAGGAGGTATCAACATGAAAATCGACACCAGCAAAATCGAAGGTTACGCAGATATGTCCACCGAGGACAAGCTCAAGGCCCTGGAGGGCTTTGAGTATGAGGACAACGCCGCAGAGCTTTCTCGGCAGAAGAACGCTATTTCCAAGGCAAACTCCGACGCCGCCCAGTGGAAGAAGAAGTACAACGACATGCTTTCCGAGGACGAGCGCAAGAAGCAGGAGCAAGCCGATAGCATTGCCGCCATGCAGAAAGAGCTTGACGAGCTGAGAACGGCAAAGACCGTCTCTGAGTACAAGGCCAAGTTTGTGGCGCAGGGCTATGCAGAGGACCTGGCAGATGACACGGCCAAAGCTTTGGCGGCTGGTGATTCTGCAAAGGTTTTTGCGAACCAGCAGAAGTTCTTGGACGAGTATGCCAAGAAGGTAAAGTCCGACATCCTCAAGGGAACTCCCGCGCCGCACGGCGGTGCCGGTCCCGTTGGAGTTGATTACGACAAGAAGATCGAGGAGGCGCGTGCAAGCAAGAACTATGCGGAATTCGCTTATTACACGCGCCTGAAGGCACAGGAAGAATCCGCAAATAACAAATAAAAGGAGTTAAGACATGGCAGATACTTATGCTACCAGCTTTGCAACGCTGAACTATTCCGGCATGCTCTTTAACAAGGGCAATAGCAAGACCCCCCTGAGTTCCATTATCGGTTCCCGGGCTAAGGTGACGAACCACGTAGAGTTTGTTACCGGCCAGGAGTACACCACCGGCGGCGGAGAACAGCCCGCCATCTCCGAGTCTGCGTCTTTGACCGCCCCCGACGCTTCCATTGTGACCCGGGAGCAGAAAACGAACGTTACCCAGATTTTCCATGAGGCTGTCGGCATCTCCTATGCCAAACAGTCCAATATGGGCACCCTGTCGGGCCTGAACGTGGCTGGTCAACAGGCAAACCCCATTAATGAACTGGACTTCCAGGTGGCCGCCAAGATGCAGAAGATCAACCGCGACATTGAATACACGTTTATCAACGGCGTGTACAACAAGGCCACCGATGACACCAAAATCAACAAGACCCGTGGGCTTGTCACCGCAGTCACCACCAACGTCACGGCTATGGCCAGCAAGCCTCTGGGCCTGTGGGAAATTGCCGACATGGTGAAGAAGATCTATGGGCAGAACGCCCCCACCGATGGTCTTTGCCTGTGGTGTGACGCTGTGACCATGTTCCAGATCAACGCAGACGCTGTTCAGAATGGCCTGACCGTGGTTCCTGCTTCGCGTGAAATCAACGGTATTTCCCTCTCCAGCGTGGTTACTCCCCTGGGCGTGGTGTATCTGTACCTCGGCGAGTGCCTGCCCGCCGGCACCGCTCTGCTGCTGAACCTGGATGTTATTTCCCCCGTGTTCCAGCCTGTGCCCGGCAAGGGCAACTTCTTCCTGGAACAACTGGCCAAAACTGGCGCGGGCGAGAAGTATCAGCTGTTCGGTCAGATCGGCCTTGACCATGGCCCTGAGTGGTATCACGGCAAGTTTACCGGCATTGCCACCACCTTCACCAAGCCCACCTACAGCCGTAGCATGTTCATCGCCAACGACGCCAGCAATCCCGTTAACACCAAAGTTGCCACCGACTGATCTGGAGGTATGAGATGCGCGACGAAGAAAAACTGGCCATGCTGGGAGACATGACCGGAGAGACAAGCGAATCGATTCTCTCTGCGTATCTGAATATTGCGGCCAGCAAGATTCTCCGCAGAGCGTTTCCGTTCGGGACAGATGCTACTGCTGTCCCCGCATGCTACGAAATCAACCAAATTGAGATCGCCGCATATCTCATCAACAAGCGCGGAGCAGAGGGGGAAACAGCGCATAGCGAAAATGGCGTTTCCAGGTCTTATGAGGACGGCGACGTGCCGCCTTCTCTTATGCGGGAAATCGTGCCGTTTGCGGCCACCATGTGAGGTGCAAGGATGAAAATCATGAACCGAAACAAAAGGCCGTTTTGGTATCTTTTGTACCAAGGGACAGAGATGGGGAAGGACGCTGGTGGCTACGAAACCGGCGAAAAAAACGTGAAATATGCGGGCCCGGTGAAAATGGAAGCCAATATCTCCCCGGCTGCTGGGTATGCTCAGATTCAGCAGTTTGGGCAGTTCATCTCCTATGACAAGGTGATCATCACAGATGATATGACCTGCCCCATTGACGAAAACGCAGTACTTTTTATCGACAAAAAGCCAGAATATAAAGACGGAAGGCCGCTTTATGACTACGTTGTAAAGCAAATTGCCAAGTCCCTGAATTTGGTTTCCATTGCCGTCAGTAAGGTGAATGTGTCGTGAAAAGAACTGTAAAGACGGCGCTGTCCGCTGCGGGCATTCAACGGATGATTGACGTAGTCGAGGATTACAGGACATGGCTGGAGGACCGGGCGAATGTGCTTCTCCGGGAGCTTTCTTCCATGGGGTATGATATCGCATCCGCAAAATTTGAGTCTACCGTATACGACGGGACAAACGACGCGAATGTAAAAATCGAAGAACGGGACGGACGCACGGCGGCGGTAGTAGCTGTCGGTGTGTCCGTCCTGTTTATTGAATTCGGCACTGGCGTTATGTACCCGGACAACCACCCGGAAGCCGCGCGAAACGGCATGGTTCGCGGCGCTTACGGAAAGGGTCACGGCAAGCAAAGGACGTGGGGCTACTACGGGGACCCCGGAACAAACGGAGTTGAGAAAACGAACCCAAAAACCGGCAATACGGTGGTTCTTACTCACGGCAACCCGGCCAACATGTCTATGTACGACACGGTAAAGGAGCTTTCAGACAGGCTCCCAGCCCTGGTCAAGGAGGTGTTCCGATGATCGACATTGAAAGCAAGGTGTATACGCCAATCGCGGAACAGCTCCGCGAGAAATACCCGGGTATTGACGTGGCCGGGGAGTATATCAATGCGCCCCCCAAATTCCCACATGCCAGCATTGTGGAGCAGGACAATTACACCGCCGCAAATCGATTAGATTCATCCGAAAGCGAGAGATATTCCGTACTGATGTACGAGGTAAACGTCTACTCCAACAAAACTGGCGGGAAAAAGAGTGAATGCCGCTCCATCATGGCAGACATCGACATGATGATGTATGCGCGTAACTTTACAAGGATTTCCATGTCCCCGGTCCCAAACATGGAAAACGCCTCTATCTACCGTCTTGTTGCCAGATACAGGGCGGAAACAGACGGGGCCACTATTTTCAGACGATAACAGAAAGGAATGATGACCTATCGCTATCTCTACCTATAAGGTTTTCCTGATGCACAAGGAAGCCAGCGCTGCGTCGTGGTCGAAGCTGATCGACATCAAAGAGTTCCCCGATCTGGGCGGCGACCCCGACATGCTGGAAACCACCACGCTTTCCGACAAGATGCAGACCTTCATCGCGGGCATCCAGTCCATGGACGGCCTGTCCTTCACCGCCAACTACACCTTGACCGATTATAAGACGCTCAAAGCGCTGGAGGGCAAGCAGGAGGATTACGCCGTGTGGTTCGGCGGCACCGAAAGCGCGGGATCGCTGACTCCTTCCGGTTCGGACGGCAAGTTCAGCTTTAAGGGCGAGTTGTCCGTGTACCCCACCGGAGGCGGTGTCAACGAAGTTGTGGGCATGGCTATCACCATCGCTCCCTCGACCGTAATCAACCTGGAGAACGAATAAGGAGGAAACAGAACATGGCAAAGACGCTTACTGTTAAGGACCCCGTGACTGGCATTGCGTACACCCTGGAATATACCCGGAAGACCGTGGAACTGATGGAGAAAGAAGGGTTTGTTGCGACCGAAGTCGAAAGCAAGCCCATGACCAGTCTCCCCGCGCTGTTTGCTGGAGCTTTTAAGGCTCATCATCGGTTTGTTCAGCGCGATGTGATCGACAAGATTTACGCGGGCATGCCCAAGAAGGACGAACTGATCGGCAAACTGGTTGAGATGTACAACGACCCGATCATCGCCCTGCTGGACGAGCCTGCGGAAAGTGAGGAAAACCCTACCTGGACGGCGAACTGGTAAACGAGTCGCCGTCGAATAAAGCGGGGGAGCCAATCCCCCGCTATTCCGATAAATTCTATGAGCTGTTTCCATATTATCTGGCCATCGGAATGACCTATAGCCAATACTGGGACGAAGATTGCGAGTTGGTCAAGTATTACCGGGAAGCGGCGAAAATCAAGCGAGATCTGGCAAACCAAACCGCATGGCTGCACGGCGCATACATCTATGAAGCCGTGGCGGATTTGGCACCCATTCTTCGCATGGGCGGCAAGAAAGGCACCAGGCCAAAGCCGTACCGTGATTCCCCATACGACCTGTATGCACAAAGTGAAAAGCCCAAAAAACAGGAGCAAGGCGACAAGAAGGCGCGGTCCGTCATGGAGATGTTTATGATCGCGAACAACAAACGATTCGAACAGGGAGGTGGCAAGAATGGCAGATAATGTGGAAATCCAGGGTATTGAGTTTCAAATTAAGGAAAACAGCGACAGCGCTGTAGCGTCCCTGGAGAAGCTGCAAAATACCCTGGTTCGGCTGAAAGCTGCAACATCCGGGGGCGTGTCGGCTCTGCGCACTACTGCCAGGCAGTTGGACTCCCTGAACAAGGCCCTGGAGAACACCAGCGCAGATAAGATTCAGAAGATCCGGTCCTTGACCAGCGGGCTGAAAAGTCTGAGTGAGGTCAGCGCCGTCAAAATCTCCAGTTCCGTGCCGAACCAAATCGCCGCACTTTCTACGGCGCTGAGCCAAATCAAGACAACGGACGGCGACAAACTGATTGCCCTTGCAGACGGTATGCGCCCGCTCTCCGAGCTGGGACGTTCCCATCTCACGTCGTTTATTAGCCAAATTGGCAAGCTCCCAGAGGTCATGCGCGAGCTTGATGCGGCGGACTTGGATAAGTTTAACCGCCAAATGAAGGAGCTTGCGGCGGCGATTCGCCCGTTGTCTGACGAGATGCAGCGGCTCGGAACGGGATTTGCTGCGCTACCCGCCAGACTCCAGCGGGCCATTGCGATGGTAAACCAGTACAACACCGCCGTGCAGCGCGGGGAAAAGCGGACCAGTCTGTTCGGCAAGGCAACGAGTGCGCTTCGGTTCGGAATTTTGTATGCTGGGCTACGGCGCGTGGTGGGCCTTATCGGAACGGCTATCACGGAATCCAACACGTACCAGGAGGACCTGAACCTGTTCAACGTCGCACTGGGTAAATACGCAAAGGAAGCGCAGAACTACGCAGAAAAAGTATCTTCTGTTATGGGCATCGACCCCGCGCAGTGGATGCGAAATCAGGGCGTGTTCCAAACGCTTCTGACTGGATTTGGCGACACAGAGGACCGGGCATACGCCATGAGCAAAAACCTGACACAGTTAGGCTATGACCTATCCTCTTTCTTCAATATCTCCATTGAGGACTCCATGCAGAAGCTGCAATCCGGCATTGCAGGCGAACTGGAGCCCCTGCGAAGATTGGGCTATGACCTGTCTGTTGCGCGATTGCAGCAGGAAGCGCTGAATCTTGGTATTACCAAGAGCGTTTCCGCCATGAATCAGGCGGAAAAAGCAGAACTGCGGTACTACGCTATTATGACACAGGTGACTACCGCACAGGGCGACATGGCCCGAACCCTGGAAGCTCCTGCGAACCAGCTGCGTGTGCTTAGAGCAGAAATTACCCAAGTGTCCCGTGCAATCGGCAATCTGTTTATCCCGATTCTGACTAAGGTTCTGCCTTATGTCATTGCATTTCTGCAAATTGTCCGCGAGTTAGCGAACGCGCTGGCTAAACTGTTCGGGTTTGAGCTTACGGACGTTGACTGGGATGGCGTGAATCGTGGAGCTGTTGCCGCCGGGGATCTTTCGGACAACATGGATGCAGCGGTAGATGCTGCCAAGGAATTTAAGCGCTACACCATGGGCTTTGACGAATTGAACATCTTGCCGTCCAACGCGGGTTCTTCCGGCAAAACGGATGCTGGTGTTACCGGCTCTGGTGGACTCGGGATTAATTTGCCCGAGTACGACTTCCTGGCCGGGGCTGTGAGCAGAAATGTTGAACAGGTTAAGACAAAGCTCAAAGAACTGCTGCCGCTGGCCGTTGCTGTTGGAGCGGCTTTTTCGGGATGGTCCATCGCTAAAGGCATTCTTCCTGCGATTACCGCAATCTCCGGAAAGCTTGCAACACTCATTCCCATGGCAGGAACGATTGGTGCAGGAATGCTCGCCGCCGGAGTTGGCATGATTATTGCCGGGCTGCCGACGTACTTGGTATCTGTATACGACGCCATTAAAAACGGGCTTAATTGGTTGAATGGAGTGCTTATTCCTCTGGGCTCCACCATGGCAAGTGCCGGTGTAGGTGCAATCATCGGGTCGCTTGGCGGGCCTATCGGTATGGGAATTGGTGCTCTGATCGGACTCGCCGTCGGGGCACTGACCGACCTTGCAATCTGGATAGTGCAGAATTTTGGCAATGAAATAGCTGGGTTCTTTACGAACATTTGGGAATGGTTTGACGGGAAAATCATTCAGCCGGTAGTTAGTGCATTGAGCACTGCTGCAAACTGGGTGTGGGAGAATGTCATTTCGCCGATCATTAAGTTCTTCCGCCCCGTTGCTGAATCAGTGGCGGATGTTGCGACACACATCTGGAATAACGCAGTGGAAATCGTCTCCGGAATCATTGAGGGCGTCAAAACCATCTGGAATAAAATTAAAGAAACCTCCCTAAAAGTCATGGAAGTCCTCGCCGCAGTGGGGACTGCGTTCTACACCTATGTCATCATACCAGTAACCGGCTGGGTGAAGGAACACGTGGTCGAGCCGCTGAAAAAGGCCGCAACATGGGTGTACGACACGGTCATTAAACCGATAGTTGGCTTTTTCTTGGCAAAGCTCACCTTGATAAGAGATACAGCCGTCAAAATCTTTAAGGGGATTTGGACGACGGTATCCGATTTCGCCTCCGGCATTTTCAAGGGCGTAATCAACGGAATCTTTTCCACGATTGAGCGAACGATTAACGGATTCATACGAATGTTGAATCTGGCAATCGGGCTAATCAACAAAATCCCTGGAGTAAGTATCACGAAAGTCGAGCCGATTTACATTCCGAAGCTTGCCGAAGGCGGTTTTCCCAACGAGGGACAGCTGTTTGTCGCCCGTGAAGCTGGCGCAGAGATGGTGGGCAACATCGGCAGACGCACTGCGGTTGCGAACAATGACCAGATAGTCTCCGCCGTGTCCGATGGCGTGTACCGCGCTGTAATGTCCGCTATGTCCAATAAGGATGGAGTGTCCGGGGATATCAACATTACTATCAATATGGACGGTGATGTGGTGTATCGCAACGTCGTAAAGAAAAACAAAGAGGTGGTCCGGGCAACCGGCAAATCTCCCCTGTTTGCGTAAGGAGGGCACATGGCAATCATCACAGTAAAAAAGAAAGACGAGACCACAGTGCCGCTCCCCGATCCCAAATCTTTTTCCTGGGGCTTACAGGACGTAGACGCAGACGGTTCCGGAAGAAACCAGAATGGTGATGCGTTCCGCGACAGGGTAGCCAGGAAACGGAAGTGGACCATGGAATGGCCCCCTCTGACTGCTGAACAATGCTCCACAATCCTGAAAGCCGTCACGGACGTATTTTTCCAGGCGACAGGGCCAGACGCGGAGGACGGTACAAACCGCACCATGACATGCTATGTGGGCGACCGGACTACTCCCATGTATTCTTGCATCGATGGGGAATGGAGATGGGAAAGTCTGGCCATGAACTTCGTGGAGAGGTGACGCCATGTACAATGTCTCCACCGCATTCCACACCGCTTTTGCGGATTATGGCCGTGAGATCAAGGCCAAGGTGATTTTCAACGGGCAGACAGAGCTTGACGGAACCTATGTGCAGGAGATCACCGCAACACCGGCGTTTGATTCTTCAGACGGCATTTCCGTCGGCTCTGCCTGTTCCGGGCGGTGCAAAATCCGCATTTACAAGCCGGATGAGCCGCTGCAGTTGTCCAGTGGGTACTTTGTGCCGTATATCGGCATCTACGTTCCTGGTGGTGATACAGGCACAACAGCCATCGCCGGTCAGGCTGTGGCCGGTAAGGCAATCGCCGGTGTAAGCGCCGCAGCGTCTGGGGTGGAATATGTCCCCCTGGGCCGATACTACATCCCCGCAGACGGCGTAGAAAATTTGGTGTATGGCTGGGAAATCACCGGCTATGACCAGATGGCGTCCTTGACAGAGCAGTACACCCCGCAAATTGAGTTCCCCGCCACGCCAGACGCTATGCTGACGGACTTGTGTGCGCAAAGCGGCCTGACTCCCCCAACGGTAACTTTCCCGGATATGACAATCGAGTCTGTGTTTGAGGGCACCATCCGACAGCAGCTGGGGTGGCTGGCTGGACTGTGCGGACAGTCCGCGCACTTCGACAGAGACGGCAATCTGGTGTTCAAGTGGTACGCAAAGACCACTTTCCAGGTCAGCCGGGAGCAGCAGTACATGTCCGGCCTGACCCGCACGGCAGACGGGCTGTACACGGTATCCAGTCTCACCACCGGAACGGAAGATGAACCCATTACATCCGGCACCGGATTGGGCATTACGTCCACAAACCCTTACATGAATCAGGCCGTTGCAGACCTGATTCAGCCGGAGGTAGAGATATCCTTCCAGCCCTGCGACGTAAAATGGCGATGCGACCCGTCTGTTGAGGTTGGCGACGTCATCCAGGTGGAGGGTGATACCGGCGAGTGGCTGGACGTGTGCGTTATGGAGCAGGAAATTCACCTGTACGGCGGCCTGTCCTCTACGATGCACAGTTACGCCCCACAGGACGCGGATTACGCCATGGAAAGCCCTACAGAGCAGCGCATTAAGCGGGCTTATGAGGGTCTTACCAAGGCCATGCAGAACGCCACGCAGAAGATCATCGGGGCAAAGGGCGGGTATTACGAGCTGACTCTGGACGAACAGGGCTTTCCCATCGGGTGGACCCTGCGGGATACGCCCACCATTACGCCCAATACCCGGATGTGGATTATGTCCACCGGTGGTTTGGGATTCTCCAAGGACGGCGGAAATACCATTTCCGGTGTTGCCTTGACCATGGACGGTGAGATCAACGCAAATGTCATCACCGCCGGGCAAATGTCCGCAGAAAGAGTCTCCGTCAACGGCCAGACGCTTTCGGATTTTATCGATGCCAGTATCGACGATGACGGCCATCCGGTGCTGCGCATTGGCTCCTCTGCGTCGGAAATCGTGCTGAAGGAGTACAACGACAAAATCGGATTCTACGATACTTCCGGGACCCTTCTGGCGTACTGGACCAACAACAGCTTTGAACTGGTGGAACTGAGCAAGTTCCGTCTGGGCCCCATGGGCATTGTCGTACAGCCAAACGGGTCCGTGTCCTTCGTGGGGGTGACTTGATGGCAAGCATTTACGGCGCAAAATCTTCCACCGGCTGGCAATTGCGGCTGGATTACAGCGTATCCCAGAGCATCGCGGACAACAAGTCCACACTGTCTCTTACGCTGTACATCTATGACGGCACCGGCGAGAGCTACAACCTGGATGCCAATAGTTGCTATTACACTCTGCAAGGCACCAAGGTGTATAACCCGTACCGGTACAATTCCAGGGGCTGGTACAAGCTGGGCAGCAAGTCCATCACCGTGGCTCATAACAATATGGGCAAGGGGTCTGTGGTGCTTTCTGCGGACTGGCACAGCGGGTTTACGTCATCCTACACGCCGTCGAGCCTGACGGTTTCCGGCACGGTCAATCTCCCGGATATCCCCCGGGCATCATCCGTGTCGGCATCCGGGCTTGTGCTGGGTTCTGCCGGTACACTTACAGTGACCCGGGCCGTGAGCACCTTCACGCACACCATCAAACTCAAGTGCGGCTCTGCGGCACAGGTAACTGTGGTGACAAAATCCAGCGCCACATCCATATCGTATACGCCGCCATTGGATTGGGCCGCGCAGAATACGTCTGGAATCTCCGTAAACATTACGGCGGAAATTACCACCTACAACGGGGACGCCGTGGTGGGCACCAATACGACCACACTGACGGCCTCCATCCCTGCATCGGTAAAACCCACCCTGTCCGCGAGTCTGTCCGACACCACCGGGTATCAGCCCACATACGGATGGGTGCAGGGCAAGAGCGCCCTGAAAGCCACGTTTTCCGCTGCTGGGTCTTATGGCAGCACCATCAAGGCCAAGTCTCTGACCATCGGCGGAAAATCTGCCAGCCCGGACGGGGCGAATGCCCTTACAGACAGCGGCACAATGGCTGTTGTGGCCACCGTGACGGACAGCAGAGGCCGCACGGCATCTGTTACCCAGAACATCGCTGTGAACGCATACAGCGGCCCAGTGGTCCAGGATTTGACCTTTGCGCGCGGCTCTTACACAGGAAGCGTGTGGACGGAAAATCCCATGGGCACGGACATCAAACTGACGTTCACCCTGTCCCTCCAGCTGACCGGGAACAAGGCCTCTGTGGAGATTACCGGCGCGTCCACGCTTACCGACCAGACCAGCGGCGCGAAGACTGTGTATTTGGTTGCCTTTGGCACGGATACGACAAGCGTTGTACAGGTTAAAGCTACGGATTCCCTGGGCACCACGGTAACGCGGGAGATCACCATCCCCACCGTTTCGGTGCCCATGAACATGAGCTTTACCCTGCCCGGGGTATGCTTCGGCGGCGTGGCCGAACACGAAAAGGTGGTAGAGTTCAAGTGGCCCATCCGGTATTTGGGGAAAGCTCTATTGGACTACCTCCACCCCGTCGGAAGCATCTACCAGTCCACGGACCCCACATCCCCAGCGGACCTGTTTGGAGGCACCTGGGAGCAGATCAAGGACGTGTTTCTTCTGGCGGCTGGTGATGCTCATGCGGCTGGCTCTACAGGCGGCGAGGAGGAGCACATCCTGACAGCGGCGGAGATGGCCAACCACACCCACGGCTACGATTACACGGGCCAGAGCGACGCCACCGGCACCGGGGCCATCAAGATCGTGTCTCCCGGCGGCACCGCCAACGCTTACACGGGCAAGGCTACGTCCAACTGCGGCGGCCAGGCCCACAACAATATGCCGCCGTACCTGGCCGTGTACACATGGCGCAGGACGGCATAAAGGAGTGATACAATGGCCTTTAGCAAGACGGACTTTGTGGATAACCAGACCGTTATCGACGCTGCCACCCTCAACGCCATCCAGGATGAGCTGATCCGGGTGGCCGGACTGCTGGGCAAGGACATCCAGTCCGCTGCCATTAACGACAGCGGCCATTTGATTTTGACGCTGACAGACGGCACCCCGTTGGACGCTGGCGTTGCCAAGGGCGCACAGGGAGAAAAGGGCCCGACTGGCCCGGCTGGCCCGCAAGGCCCCAAAGGCGACACGGGCGATACCGGTCCCCAGGGGCCTAAGGGCGCGACCGGCCCGGCTGGCCCACAAGGCCCCACCGGCCCGGCAGGCGCCGACGCCAGCGTGACGGCGGCAAATATCGAGCACGCCATGGGGTACAAGCCCGCTGACCCCACCAAGTATCTACCCCTGACCGGCGGGGAGCTCACCGGCAACCTGGAGGCTAAGTACATCACCGGCACTTGGCTAAAGTCTACGGATGCAGGGCGCCAGACGACACCGGCGACAAAGGTGCCGGTGCTTGACTCATCGGGCTGGCTCTACTGGCGCTCGCCAGCCGAGCTCAAGAGCGACATGAACGCCGACTACGTGCTGAACGTCAAGGACTACGGCGCGAAGGGCGACGGCGCGACCGATGATACAGCGGCCATCCAGGCGGCCATTGATAAGGCGGTATCTACGCTTGCGATGGCGGTATATATCCCCGCCGGTACGTACATCATCACCACGCCGCTGCTGATCCAGACGTACAGCGACAGCGACACCACGATCGACGGGGTAAAATGGTGGGAAGGCCGCGCCCCTGCGCTCATCGGCGAGAACAAGAGTACGGCCATCATCAAAAAGACCGGCAACAACAAGCGTACAATGCCCACGGCGGCGAACTGGCCGGACGGCTGGGGCGCCATTGATGCCGCTATCATCCTGGGCCGCACAGACGGCGCGGAAAAGGGCAGCGGGCCGGTGCTCTGGAACCTGTCCATCAAGAACGCCTCCACGGCGGCGGAGCACTGGGCCATCTACGGCGACCGCAGCCGCTGCACCATTGAGCACTGCAATATCCGCACCGGCAGCCACGGCATCCGGCTGCACAGCTTTTTCAACCGGCTGGCGGACCTGTATCTTGTGTGCGCCTCCAACGCCGTCCACATCGACTACGGCACCAGTACCGTCCTGGAACGGGTCTATTGCAGCGGCGCGGCCAACCCGTATATCATCCAGTCCGCCTACAGCACCCTGTCACAGGTGTGCTGCGACGGCGGCACAGGGACGATTTTCAGCACCACCGGCAATGGCGTGGTGCTCAACGGGTGCGGGGCCGAGTCCAAGGACGCGGCGGTGTATGTCTCCGCCGGGGTGGACAGCAATCTCACCATTAACGGCTTTTACGGCTGGCGGCAGACGGCGGGCGTGCCCATCATGATGTCCAACCGCGCAACGGTCACCGTGTGCGGGCTCCAGCTCTATGAGCGCAGCGCCGACACCTACACCAACACAGCGATTGTGAACGTAACCGGCCCCACCGCGCAGATCGCGCTGTCGCTGATCGGGTTTTCCATCATCCGGTCCGCCGGGCGCACCGGGCAGTTGCCCGACCTGCTGGCCACGATCCCCAGCGCAGACAGTAAGATTTTCCTGGCCACTGATGGGCTTAACGGCTACTTCTATCCTACCCCTTCCGGGCTTGTGCCGTATGACGGTTACGCCGCCGGAAACCGCCAGTATCTGGCGGATACGGTGGCTCTGCCTGGGCAGGGTGGTACGCTGGACGCGGATAAGTATTATCCCGGCATGCCCATATGGGATAGCACACTGGGCAAGCCCAAGTGGTGGACCGGCTCTGCATGGTGGCAGCCCGTGTCGGCCCCTGTCACCCCGGCAGACACATCATTCATCCAGGCGGCGGAAGGGGCGTATGAATCACAGCCCAACTTCGCAAATCAGGTGAACACAGCGGATGCAGATTTCAAGCTCCAAACGCGCCTGAATGGCTCTGGCGGCGAATCGACGGACGTGCGAACGTATACGGTATGCACCACCGGCTACATTCCGTGTAAAGCCGGCGATGTGATTCGTGTGCGCTGCACCAGCGGCACGTTTGAGAGCGGCGCAGGCAGCATTTGGCCAATTGCCGTGCAGTACAATTCTTCCAAGGCCAGCACCGGCGCGGTAACGTACAAAGCCACCAGCGGCACGAGCTACGATGCAACGTTTGATTCTGATGGTAAGGGCTTTACCATTACCATAACCAATAACTCGGTAGCCTATATCCGTATCGTGGGCAATGGCGGCACAGATGGATTCATTGTTACCAAAAATCAGGAGATCACCTATAAGCAAGTGTGGGTAGGCACACCCATGCAGTTCGGGAGCGAGGTAAAACAGAACGCCGAAAATCTCTTTATCCAAGCCCCCAACGGCACGCTGTATACTCTATCGGTGGATAATAGCGGCAATCTCTCCACCAAGGCATTCTCACAGTAGCGGGCGATGTGAGGCGCAAAAAAAGGAGGGCGATTAGCCCTCCCGCTTGAGCGCCTGCGTTATCAGGTGCTCGATGTAGTTGGATACGCTGCGGCCATCCGCTTCGGCAGCGGCCTGGATTTGCTCTTTGAGCTCCAGCGTGAGCCGGATGTACAGACGTTCTGTCTTGGCCATGCCATTCTCCTTCCTGCTCTCATTTCCTCTCTCCGGCTCAGCCGGTGTCAGCCGATCATGCGGCGCACATAGTCGGCAGCGTCACTTGCTGTCATGTTACGCCAGCCGCCAAACGCAACAGGATTGTAGACGCTGATGAGCGCTCCGTTTGTGACACCCAAGGACACACCCAAAGACTCCTCGCCGTCAGGACCGATCTGTATCACGTAGCGCCCGCTGCGGCCGAGTCCCCACTCGATAGCCTCCTCGGCTGTTTCGAACCCGGAAGCGCTGTCAAAAATGACATCTTGGTTGCTGAGACAAACATCGTACTTCATAAATTTTATCCTTTCCGGCCTGATGGCCTGTCCGTTACTCTTACCCTGGTTATATTGTACGCCCGCTGTGCGTACAAGTCAATTGGCGAAATAGCCAAATATTACACAAAAATTAAAGCAAAATCACAAATTGAAAGGAGATACACGCATGAAAGAAAACACGATCAAGGCCGCGCTGGCGGCTGCGCTGGGGGCGCTGTGCGCTTACGGCATTCAGCTGCTGGTGCCGGTGCTGGTGCTGGTGGTGGTGATGCTGCTGGACTACATCACCGGCATGACCAAGGCATGGAACGCCGGGGAACTGTCCTCCCGGGTGGGCCTGCGGGGCATCCTGAAAAAGGTGGGCTACCTGGTGATTGCCGGGGTGGCCTGCGTGGTGGACTGGCTGCTGCGCTACGGGGCGGACAGCCTGGGCTGGGACTGGCCGGTGGACTTTTTGTTTGCCAGCATCGTCATCATCTGGCTGGTGATCAACGAGCTGCTGTCCATCCTGGAGAATGTTTCGGCCATTGGCGCACCGGTGCCGGGCTTCATGCAGGCCCTGCTGAAAAAACTGAAGGTACACACCGAGGACACGGCAGAGGAGAACCTGCCGGGAGAGGAGAATAGCGATGAGTAAGAAGGTCTACATCAGCCCCAGCGACCAGGTAAGCAACGCTTACGCCTGGGGCAATACCAACGAGCACGCCCAGTGCCAGAAGATTGCCGAGGCGGAGGCGGCGGCCCTGCGCCGCAGCGGCGTGGAGGTGCAGGTGGCGGCGTTTGGCTCCACCATGGCCCAGCGCTGCGCCCAGTCCAACAGCTTCGGCGCGGACATCCACAACTGCGTCCACACCAACGCCTGCAACAGGCAGGTCATGGGCACCCGGCTGTTCTGCTACGCCATCCCCGGCAAGGGGTACGACGCCTGCAAGGCGGTGTTCAACGAGCTGGCCCCGCTGACGCCGGGAACGTCCGAGAACGTGCAGAAGAACCCCAACCTTTACGAGGTGCGGACTCCGGCGGCTCCCACGGTGTACTGTGAGTGCGAATTCCACGACACGGTGGAGGGTGCCAAGTGGATCGTGGAGCACACCACGGAGATCGGCGAGGCCATCGCCCGGGGCCTGTGCCGGTATCTGGGCGTGACCTTCGTCCCGGCTCAGACGCAGAAGCCCGCCGAAGAACCCAAGGCCGACACCGAGCAGGTGCTGTACCGGGTCCAGGTGGGAGCCTTCGCCGTCCGCGCCAACGCCGACAGGATGCTGGACCGCCTGAAAAAGGCCGGATTCACCGGCTTCATCGTGAAGGGGAAGAAGTAAGAAACATTCTGGACGGCGGGGAGTGACGTAACGCCGCGCTCCCCGCCCGCGCATTGCGCCCGCACGCCCACGGCTTCTATTTTTCCATGGATAATAGTCGCAAAGCCGTTCGGTACTACATTTCCAACATGGCTCCTAAGAGAGCTTTGGAATTTGTCCAATCTTTCGATTTGCCAGAAGATGAGGAATCGTGCATTATTTTGTGCGATATCCGCCGAAAGTCTTATATCCAAGTTTCCAACGCGCTTCACGTCTCGCCGGAAAGCGTCAAGAGAAACCGCCGCAGGGCATTGTCGAAAATTGTTGACGCGCTGACAAATCAATAGACCTCACTTGGACATGATCGCCCATTCAGAGACCTTTTACAGGCCATCTGAATGGGCGATTTTTTTGTACCATATAAGCAAAGGAGGGCTAGCGATGTACGGATTCAACAACCAATATCAGCAGGGATACGGTGCCCCATACATGGGGCAATACGGGCAAGCATCACAGCAAGCGTGCCAGATCACCAGAGTAAACGGCAGAAACGGGGCAGACGCGTTCCGCATGGCACCCAACAGTTCCATCTTACTCCTGGACGAGAATGACCCGGTTGTGTGGCTCAAGGTCAGCGATGGGGCGGGGTATTGTACTGTTACTCCATACAGCATTGCTCCGTATCAAGACCCCGCAAAGGTAGATGTTACCAGTTTGGAAGAACGCGTGAAAAGATTGGAGGAAATGCTAAATGCCAAATCCGATGATTCAGATGCTCCAGCAAAACGCAAAAAGCCTGAATAACCCTCTCGCAATGTTGATGGAGTTCCGCAAGTTCGCGGCTGGTATGACCCCGCAGCGGGCAAAGGAACAAGTGGAACAAATGCTGCAATCGGGAAAGATGAACCCGCAGCAGTTCCAGCAACTCCAACAGCAAGCCAAGGAGTTTATGAGATTCCTGAAATAAGCCGGTGCGCAACGGTTTATTATAAAAATTTCAAGAAAGGAGTTTTGAAGTGGACAACTATTCTCTCTCTGATCTTCGGGCCGCTGTTGATGGCGGCAATGACAATTGGGGCGGCGGCGCGTGGTGGATTATCATCCTGTTCCTTTTCGTCTTTATGGGCGGAGGCTGGGGGATGAACCGGCAGGGCGAATTTGGCCAGTATGCCACCGCTTCGTCCCAACAGGAAATCCTTTTCGGCCAGCAGTTTGGCCAGCTGAATGACCGTCTGACCAACGTGGGCAACGGCATCTGCAGTCTGGGTTACGAAATGCAGGGCAATGTCGGGCAGCTGGGTAAGGAAATGGCCCTGGCGCAGAACGGTACGAACATGGCCATTATGCAGACCGGAAACAACATCCAGTCTCAGATGTCGGAGTGCTGCTGCACCACGCAGCGGGCTATTGACAGCGTCAACGCTAACATTGACGCCAAGTTTGCCGCCCTGGAGAAATCTCAGCTGGAGGGCCGTATCGCCCAGTTGGAACAGGCCAACAATCAGCTGTTTATCAGGGACCAGCTGTGCGGCGTAGTGCGTTATCCCAACGGATACACCTACAATGCGGGTCCCTCTCCGTTTTGCGGGTGCAATAGCGTCTGCAACAACATCTGATTCCCGGTAAGCGAAATAAAGTGACGCCCTATTTGGCGAGGCATGCGGGGCGGCATTAGTCGCCCCGCTATTTTTGAATGGACAAAAATCAGCCTGATTAGAAAGGAATGATTCTATGAGTAAATCTGCAATCTATACCACCAACACAACCGACGCAACCGTCCCGGTTGACGGCATCATCCCTGTTGGAAATACTACCCGCCGGTACGGCTGCAACATCAAGCAGGACGGCAATGCCATTACACTGTGTGGACAGGGGTATTACCTCGTCAACGTCTCCGGCACCTTGTCTCCCTCAGCGGCTGGCACCGTGTCTATCACCGCGCAAAAGGACGGCGTTCCGATTATCGGAGCAACGGGGGCCCAGACCGCCGCCGAAAACGGCACTGTTAATATTGGTCTGTCTGCCATCGTCCGCAATGCCTGCGGGTGTGAAAGCTCTATTCTGTCCCTGGTCCTGGGCGGCGTTGCGGCAGTTGTAAACAACATGGCCGTCACCGTCGAGAAGCTGTAAGGGGTGCGACATGAAGGACGACCTGAAAGAATACAAGCAAAAACTGGAAAAGGAACTGTCTGCGTACATGGAACTGCCTGTGTCCGAACGCTCCGCTGCTGCCGTCCGAGGAATGGCGGAGTGCTGGGAGCAGGTCGATAAACTCGGTAAATGTATGTGTGGGTCCGCTGATTTTTCCAAAGAGGATGCTAAAGCATGGAATACCGACATGGAAAATGATGACGGCACCACCGGTGGGCATTGGACCGTTCAGCAGACCGCCCCCCTTGCGGCCAACGCCGGTGTCGTGTTTGCGCACATCACCGAAGATGACTGGAACGTAGCCATGAATATGATGTATTCGGACTACTGCTCCGTGGCGGCAAAGTATGGCGTAAACAAGCCTGAGTTCTTTGCGGATATGGCCAAGGCGTTCCTGTTTGACAAGGACGCGAAAGGCCCGAAAGAAAAGCTGTCTGTCTACTACCATGGAATTGTAGCGGTGTAATTTGTTAGTAACCAGTTAGTAACTGACGCGGGATATAACGGGATTTTGCAATTTCCCGTGCCAAAATACCCGCATACCACCGCTAAATTCCGCATAATGCCGCACAATACCGAATGTTTGCTATTGGGCTATAATTGACGTGCATGGGGTCACAGGTTCGAGTCCTGTACCGCGCACCATAGCCGAAAA